GCGAGCGCAACGATTACGCTCCACGTCACCCACAACCGGGTGATCGCCACGGCGATGCTGAACATGGGACCGGCCAAGATCGCGCAGTGCGTGTTCGAGCGCCGGAAAGGGAGCAGGAAGGGTTGGGAGCTGGTGAAGGGAACCGACTTCAACGACGAAACCAGCTGGATTTCGCCCGAGCTTGCAGACCTGGCCAGCCGCCTGCCTTTCCCCTACGAGGTGGCCAACATGCTGCCCGGCAAGCGGGCTACGGCCGCTGCCGTAGCGCAGGCCGCGCAGGAGGTGGCCAATGGCTGATTTCGTCGCCCTGCTGGCCATGTGCGTGCTGCTGCCGGTCGCCGGCGCCACCCTGCTCAAGATGTGGCAGACGCGCACGCCTCGCCGACGCCATAGCGGCTTGGCTGTGGGCCAAATCCCGCAGGCGCTACGCCGTCGTGCCCCCATGGCCGTGCGCCGGGGGGTGACCCATGCTTGAACGGATGATCCGTGACCCCGGCAGGCACTGCCCCGACTGCGGCCAGACGGGCGTCCTCGACTTCACGAACGTTCCCGCCTCGGTACGTACCTACACCCGTGAGGACGGCAACTACTCGGACCACAACGGCCCCTCCCGCGACTACGAGTGCCGCGACTGTGGCGCCTCCTTCACGCTCACCGGCTGGGAGGATTCCCGTGGTTGATATCGACACTGCCCGCCGGTTCCTCGCCGCTGAGTTCGAGAGCGCCGGCCTGCCTCACGCCGCCGGCAGCATCCTCGCAGGCATCAGCCCATACGGCCAGGGCGCGTACATCGCAGCCGTTGCTGCAGCGCTGACTGCGGCCGCACCCGGCCATGCCTTTGCACGCAGGCTCATCGAGTCCGGCGCAGAGAACTACATCGGCGAGGTATTCGATACTGAGCGCGGAGATATTGAGGTAGTCGCCAGATACGTGTCGGGCCTGACGCCCGCTGACAAGCTTGCTCAGTTGGAAGCCGCCTGCGCCCTGCAGGCTGACCCGTTCGGATGGTGGATGGAAGACGCCAACGGCGTCGGCTACTTCAGCCGAAGGATGCAACCGGCCGCGCTGTACGCGTACCGCACGACGCCCGGCTACTCCGCGACGGCACTTTTTGCACGCAAGGGTCTGGAGGCTGCATGACACAGGTTCAGAAGACGCCGCCTCGCGTACTTTTCACTTGCCCGGATCGCCACCCTGTGCGGTACATCCATGACCTGCGCCGCGAGAGTGCAGGCGGTGGCCATTTCATCGAATGCCGTTGCAGCACCACCGCGAAGCACCCGTCGTTCGATCTTGCGTGGGCGCACTGGCACAAGCAACACGGCCTGCAGCCGACCGCCGCGGCAGTGGAGGAACCCTTGCCGAGCAACGTGCTACAGATGAAATTGTTCGCCGCAGGGAGAGCTTGAGCATGGCGCAGATCCTGCACTTCACAGACCTGCAGCGGATCTGCGCTCCCGACGGCCCTCCCCCAAGGGCCGTCACCGTCCGCCGCTGGGCAGACAGGGAAGGCATCCGCTACAAGTACGACCGCCAAGGCGGGATATGGACGACCCTCGACGCGGTGAACGCCGCGTTGGGGTTGATCGATCCGCAGCACGAAGACGTAAGGGAAGAGGACAACATCTGATGACACGCGGCAGAAAAAGGAAGTTCAACCCAGCCATACCTGGGCACATTGAGCAGGACGCATTGCCGAAGGGGATCTACTGGCACGACGACCGCTGGTTCGTCTACGAAGATCACGCGGAGGGCGGCCGGCGCGTGAAGCGCACGGTCGCCCACGCAAGCGCGCGACTGTCGGATCTGCACGCCATCGTTGAAGAAATGCGCACGGGCGTGGGTCGCGGCACGCTACGCTTCCTCTTCGACCGCTACCACGAATCCAGCGATTTCAAGCGGCTCGCGGCGGGCACCCGCAAGAACTACAAGGGCTACGCTGACGTGCTGGCCGACTATGTTCGTCCTGACGGAACCTTACTGGGATCAATTCAGCTCGACCGCATCACAACTCCCGTCGTGCAGCGGCTGGTGGAGACGTTTGCTGCTGGCCGGCCAGCGAATCGTACCCAGCCCGCTTTGCCGGCGTACCCCAGCAAGGCCAATCACCTGCACCGGTACCTGCGGCTTACCCTGTCCTGGGGTGTCCGAATGGGCTACTGCAAGACCAACCCGGCCAAAGGCGTGCGCCAAGCAAAAGAACGCGGCGATGCACGCATGCCTTCGCAGGAAGCGTTCCGCGCAGTGCTGGCGTTCGCGCGCGAACGCGGCGCGCTCCCATCCAACGCCAAGGGCAGCTTCCCCGACTACCTGGCCCCGGTAATGATCCTGGCCTACAGCGTTCGCCTGCGCGGTATCGAGGTCTGCACGCTGACCGACGCGCACCGCCAGGTCGAAGGGGTGCATAGCAATCGCCGCAAAGGGTCACGTGACAACGTAACGGAGTGGGATGAGGCGATGATCCAAGCATGGGATCAGCTGCTGGCGCGGCGCCACCGCATCTGGAACCGGAAGGGCCGGGTGCGACCTGTTCCGCTGCGCGCAAGCGACAGATTCTTGCTGGTGGAAAGAGGTGGCGGTCCCATCACCAAGTCCGCCCTCGACAGTGCCTGGCAGCGCTTTATTACCGAGGCGGTTCGCGTCGGGGTGATCTCCAAGAGCGAGCGCTTCGCACTGCACGGGCTCAAACACCGGGGCATCACGGACGGAGACAACAAGGCTGCAGGCGGCCACGTTACCGAAACGATGCGGCAGCGCTACGACCATGAACTGCCGGTGGTTCAACCGCCCGGCAGGAGAAACGCACTTGAGCGTGGAACCACTTAATTTTTCCGGCAATTTTTCCGGAGACACAAAAAAGGCGCCGCGAGGGCGCCTAAGTCGTTGATGCAATTGGTGGGCCGTGAAGGATTCGAACCTTCGACCAAAAGATTAAAAGTCTGACGAAGAACCATTGCGGCACAAGGCTTTCACCCTGATTCCCGCTCCGCAACACCATCTGCAACGGCGTCCTGAAACCCTTGTGTGGCTTGGCGCCGTTTCTCGTTGCGGAGCGCCCCAAAGCCCCTACCCGATCCAGCCGAAAGGCGGATCCTGGTCGGCCTTGGCCAGCCGGTTCCCCCGGACCTTCTCCTGCCATGCCAGGATCTTGGCCACATCCTCCCGCAGCCTGTCCTCGTGCCTGGTCACCCACAGCTCGGCCCCTGCCTGGCCCTGCTCGTAGCTGCTGCACCAGCGGAACGGCCCGCCGGGGCCATGCCGATGCCGGTCCAGCGAGGCGATCCAGATCCCGTCGTTCACCCGCTGGGCCATAGCCACCACCCACACACTGTGGCAGGCGATCACGGTCAGCGGGTCATTGGGCAGGCTGGCGGACCTGGTCGTCCAGCGGAAGTCGGCGGGGAGCGGCATGGCCGGAAGGATACGGCCGGCGGTCGCAGATCCTGCGAACGGGCCGGCCACGTCCCTGAACCGTTCGTGGAAAGTCGAGCCAGGCTCGACCCGGTCTTGACCCGGTTCGGTCAGCCGGGTGCCCGGTTCGGGAATGCCACGTGCGGGGGCGTGAAGTCCGCCGTGTAGCGCCCAACCCCCTTGGTGAACCGGACCTCGTCGAAGGTTCCAACCAGCTGGGTGCCAGGCACAAGGATGCCGTTGATCTTGTCGCAGCCGATGGTGAAGGGCGTGCCGCTGTAGTCATAGGAAAGCGGCATTGCAACCTGGCCAGACATCAGACCATCGACGAAGATCCGCCCCACGCCTGCAACGCGGCTCACCGCGACGTGGTGCCACTGCCCATCGGCAATCGTTGCTACAGACGAAACCAGGGGGGCATTGAAGTCAACCAGCACCAGTCTTCCCGCAGAATCCGCAGCCAGCTTCCAGGTCCTACGGGCGTCTTGATAGAAGCTGATGATGGACCCAAGCCCGGCCGGTGCTGCAGAACAGCGCACAAAGCACTCGGCGGTGAAATCTCCCGTCCCGACTGCGAACACCGGAGAGGAAACGTAATAGACGCCGGCACCCGGGTCGGGATTCGCCACACCATCGACGAATCGACCGGGGACGATCTGGCAGCCGCCGCGCTGAATCACCAGGTTGCTGTGGGGCAGCGGCGCAGAGTTGATGAATGTGCCATCAGGTCGCACGTACTCCGGGTCGAAGTGCAGCAGCAGCACCACGCTGGCGTAGTAGTCGTCCCCATACATCACCTTCACCTGGCCACGCCAGATGGCACTCCGGCCTGCCGAATCCTTGGCTTGGATGGTGAGATTGAACGTCGCTTCCTGGTCGATGCCAGAGACCAGCTGGTGAGTCCAGGTGAACTCGTCCACAAAGAGGGCCTTGTTCTCCCGATGCCTGATACCGCGTGCCGCGACGTTGACGAAGAGGCCTGGCTCAGGTGGCACAGCAGCCACGGTCGACGGGTAAACCCGGTTCTTCGACGCGGACATGACCGCATTCCCCTCGCTCGTCGCAACCAGCTCCCCGGTGCTGCGCCGCCATTGCAGCTGGACGGCCGCGCCCGCGTTTCCTTCCGAGCTGGCGCCCTGCCGCACGGCGCAGGTGGCCGAGATCGCGCGGCCGGGGATGGTTGGATACCGCGCAACGTTCTCGATCAGGGAGCTGCCATAGGCGTCCAGGTACCTCGCAGCCCTGGCGCCGACCGGTGGATTCTCGGTTCCGATGACCCAGCCAGGCCCCTTCTGCCACATGGTGTCCCCATCCTCGAAACCGGGGTTGGGGATGACCGCAGCAGTTTCGAGGTAGGCAGGCCAGGACAGCACGATCTCACCGGCGGCCGCGTCGTAGGCGATGCCCGATCCGTTGGGAAGCGGGTCGCCGTCGATTATCGCCACCGAAACACCGCCGATCGGGTTATGCAGCTTCAGCCGGCCTTGGTATGCGTCTCCCGGCTTCGCAACGGGCAGCTGCCCGTCAATGAACATGGCGAGACGGCCAGAAACCTGGTCAAGGTCAGGCCTATCGAAGATCCGCATGATCACGCCCTCCGGCCGACCAGATACACCCGCAGTCCCTTCGCCAACGCGTTTCCAAGTTGGTCAACGTCGATGGTGATCTCATCACCCGCGAAAAGGACGTCGCCACCTGGCGCGTACACCGCCGGCGTTGCTGCGGTCGTGGTCGTCCGCTCGTTGTTGTCGAAGGTGAGCCGGGTCGAGAAGATGCTGGTGCCGTTTCGGTTCACGTCCACCGTCAGTACGGTGCCCGCTGCCTGCGCAACCGCGAGACTGGCATAGCAACCACCGGCCAGCACCGAATCCAGCACCATACCGAATGGCATGAAGTAGCTATCTTTCGCAGTGCCGGTGCCGATATTCGTTCCGATCAGGGCGCTGCGGTCCTCCAACTCGATCACGATCTTGTCGGGCGTTTCGACAGTCCGCAGCAGATCGCCGGAGGCCAGCCATGTACCAGCATCCGGCGCGATGCAGGATGCGCTGATAGGTGACCCAACAACGCGAGTCTTCGCGCTGAACCCAGTGGCGGCGATGACCTGGCCGGTCCCTTCAGCCACCAGCGTGACCTGTCCGGCTCCCATCTGGGCAACCGAGAAGAACTGGCCTTCCTTCCAGTCAGCGCTGCCGCCGGTGTTCGCCCGCATGGTGAGGGTGATCGGCGTGGCCGAGTTGGCCAGGATCAGGGTGTTGTGCATGTCCCCCGCCAGCAGGGTGTTGCCAGTGACGCTGACGATCCGTGGAGCAACCGTGTAGACCGGTGGCTGGCCAATCCACGGGCGGGCGTAGCCGCGCAGGGTCGTGAAGCCACGCACGCCGTCGCCGAGCGGTGGATTAAAGCGGATGGCCGGCGGCGCCCCTTCCGTGCCTGGCACGATCATGAACTCCCCAACGCCGTTGGCATCGACCGGCCGGGACACCTTGTAATTGCCCGCGCCTGCGGTGATCTCGGCGGCAGTGTCGAAGAACAGAGGATCCAGCACGTCCGCGCCGGCCAGCGGGAAGTCGGTCACTTCGCCATCACCGGTGAACGTCCACAGCTTCGGCGTGACGCCAATCGTGCCGCCTCCGCCTTGGATCTGCTCGATCAGCACCAGCGCGGTGCGCTTGTTCAGGGCGTCAGCATCTGCGACAGCGTCACCCACGTGCACGATTCGACTGCCCTTCGCATCCCAAACCAAGCCACCACCGTCGGGATCCGGTACCAGCTGCATCGCATCGGCTGCGATCTGCTGGATCATCATCACCGGCGCATCCTGGTCCTCGTTGAGGGTCTGCGCCAGCAGGTCGCCAAGGTTCTCGTAGTTGATCAGCCGAACCAGCGGCATCGCGCGGTGCAGCACGACCTTGGCATTGGCTGCAGGCGGGGCCACGAACACGACATTGCCGCCGGCAGGATTGCCCACACCCTCGACGGTGTAGTGCGTGCCGAGGGTTCGGACAAGGCCGTTAACGGTGACCCGAATGTGGGCCGCCTCGAGGATGCGGAAGCTGTAGGGGAACACCGTCGTAACGCCGTTGGCGATCGAGGTGTTGGGGCCGGTGTAGGCGGGGACGGTCATGGCGGCACCTGCGGGAGACTGCAGCAGATGGTCGGCCCGCGCCCCCTTCGGGTTCCCGACTATTTCCCGCGGTGCTGGTCCAGGCAGTCCGCGGTGTGGGCGCGCTTGTTCTCGCTGTCCTCATAGGCGCCGACGGCGCCCACGTAGGCCGCAGCCCACTTCAGCCAGTCACGGCCCGTCGGCGGTGCCGGGGGGCGCTGGGCAATCGCTCGTTCGCTGCACCCGGCAGGCGGCACGTATGGCTCGGTCGTGCGCCTCCCGAGCAATGCGCAGGACGTCAGCAGCAGCGGCAGGATCAGAATCGGAAGGAGTCGCATGGATGGCCTCTACCGCCTTGGCGGTGCGTTCGCGGGTTTCGTGGGCTTCCAGGTCGACGGCGGCAGCGGTGTCGCGGCTGATCTGGACGCTGGTGCTGGTGGCCCGGACCTGGGCCTGCAGCGCCTTGTTTTCGGCTGAGGTGGCGGCGTCCGTTCGCCCCTTCAGGTAGTAGCAGCCGCCGATCGATAGCAGCACCACCACCATTGCCATGGTGATTGCCTGTCGCGGGGTCATTACAGGGTTCCTCTGCAGGTGGCCATTTCCCACTGCCGGCGGTCGATGATGCCGCCGCACTTCGAACGCCACTGCGGCAGGGAGCAGTCGCGTTTGGCGCCGTCGATGGTGACGAAGCGCCACTTCCAGATCTCATCGCAGGCGGCGGTACGCTCGCCGGCGTTCAGGCGCTTGGCGGCGGTGCTGGCACAGAATCCGTTGGTGCCGATGTTGTAGGCAAAGTGGCCCCAGGCCTTCACCTCGTGGAACTCGAATTCCCCGCGGACGCAGCGGCCCATGTTGTGCAGCATGGCCTGCACATAGTCCTGCTCGAGCTTCCCGCACTCGGCGGGCGTATAGCGGCGGCCAGGTACCACGGCCGGGCCGGTGATGCCGGCGCACACGGTCCAGACGCCACCCGAATCCTGATAGGGGACGTACTTCCGGCCTTCGTGCGCGGAGTTGTCCTGGCCGAGCGCGGCCACCAGTGCCAGGATCAGCGCGGCCGGCGCGGCGGCAAACCCGAACTTGCGGCCCTTGCCGCTCGGTGCCTGGTCAGCCACGGCGGGCCACCTTGGCGATCACCCGGCGGACGGTGGCCCATCGGGCCATCCACCATGCGCTCCAATCGCCCCAGTTCTTCACCACGACGGTGAATGTCTGCGCCAAGGTGAAGACGATGGTGCAGACCACGGCCACGTCACTGAGCGTGTACCCGGGGTTGTACGTGCCGACCGTGACGCCGGCGGCCGGGGCAATCTTCGCCGCGGCCACGGCAAGGTCTTGGGTGATCTGCTCTTTCATCGAGGCTCCGAACGGGTGGACGTTCAGCGCTCGAACACGACCTCATGCTCCCCTGCGCTGTGGCGCCAATCGTCCCGCGCGGTGATGTTCGGATTCCCGACTATCTGCCCGACTCGTTCAGGTGTATCGGTCAGGGCACCGGCGCCGGCGTCCAGGTAGTCGTCCTTCTGGTTCGGTGCCGTGGGGATCCACTCCTTCATTTGATCCCACAGCGGGCCGCGCAGCACGCTCACGTGCGCCCACAGCTGGCCGCCCGATTCCAGCAGCGGCTCCCAGGCCTCGAGTATCCGGCGGCTCTTGTTGGCCACGGCCTGCTCGACGGCAACACCGCAGCGCAGCCGCCGCTGCTTCAGCGCCGCCTTCAGCACCGCAGGGGCGAACGCGCCAATGCCATTGGTTTCCACCACCACGCGCGGCAGGTTCAGCGTCTCGATCAGGTCGCACAGCTGCCACACCTGGCCGCCGGTGATGACCTTCCCGGTGTCGTCGAACTCCGCCACCTCGCCGGTCAGCTGCTCCATTCGGTGCAGATAGCGCCGGCCGATCAGGTCCTGCAGCACCACCGCGACCGCCGACACGTCGGAATTGAGCTTGCCGCTCGCCGGATCCCAGCGCACCGACGCCATGGCGATCTGCACGCTGCCCAGGAACATGGCCGCCGTACCGTTGGCCTTCCTGATGACCGCCTCGACGGCGTAGGGTGTGATCCGCTCAGGGTCCAGGCGGATCTCTTCGATGGGCTTGGCTTCGAGCATGTACTGGCTGTCCCATGCGTTGAGGGTGCGCGTTTCCTTCCGGCGCAGCTCGATCTCGTTCCGGTCGAACCGCTCCGGCCAGGCGCAGCCGCTGTAGAGATCCAGCACAGCGCCTGGCGGCTTGGCGAAAACCACATCACCAGCATCCACCCGGTAGTCGGTGCCCTCGACCAGCACGCGGGCGTGCTTGTGGATGCCGACCACCACATACAGCCCATCCTCGGCCGGGGTGAACTTGATCGGGTACCGGGTCTTGCTGTCAGTCTGCTTGTACCTGGTGGCGTGCGCGAACAGTGGGATGATCAGCGTGGATGCGCCGGCAGCGATGCGCTCCGGGTAGATGCTGTCGTGGGTGTGGGGGGTGCCGATGAAGGTCTTCTGTGCACCGGGTACCGCAATGTGGGTCGACTCGCTGATGCGCTGGCGCAGTTTCAGCCGGGCCTCTGGCGTCTCGATGTTGCCGGGCACCTCGATATCGTCGAAGTCCACGGCGTCGGCGCGTGCGCCAGTGGCGTTCGAGGTGACGCCCACCGCGCGCATGCTGGCGTTACGGGCATCCCTCGAGCCCAGCACAGAGAAGCGCTTTGCACCCGGCTTGCGGGGCAGCATGCCGATGCACAGCGGGTGGTTGCGAAGCACGTTGATGGTATCGGCGGTCAGCATGCCGGCCGTGTCGTTGTCGGCCGACCACACCAGGGAGCGGTGCGCGCGGTTGCGGTACAGGGTCCAAGCCTTGAACACCGCATAGATGGTCGACTTCGCAGCGCCGCGGAACACCATCAGCACGCGCTCGGGGTCAACGCAGGTTTCCAGCCACGTGCAGATGCGCACATGCAGCAAGGGCACGGTCCACCCCTGGACACGTGCCCACATCAGGAAGAACGTCAGGAACGAGACGTCACGGCTTGCCATGGATCTTCGCCACTTCGGCTGCGCGGCGCTGCTGCTTCATCACCTGGTCGAGCAGCCGCTTGCCCTCCTTCTCCGCAGCCGTCACCTCGGCTTCCAGGCCGCCGTCACCGTCCTCATCTTCGGTAGCGCCAACCTCAGCGGCGCCACCGTTGCCGCTGCTGTCGCGCTGGATCATCGACACCAGCGAGCCGACGCGCAGCAGCAGCCCACCAGTGGCCGCGGCGTTCCGCTTGCACCAGTAGCGGTCGCCGCGCTCTGCCTTGTCCATCTCGCTGGGCGCCTTGCCGGCGCCGGTCCACGTGGCCGGGTCGGCTTCCTCGATGAAGGCCTCGGCCAGCTTCTCGCTCAGGGCCTGCAGCCGCAGGTACTGGTCTTCGCGCATGTCACTCTCCCGCTGCTGCTGCGACGTTGGGCGCACGCTCTGGCACGGCCTCGCCCGGTTCCCACCAGTATTGCTGGTCCCAATCCTTCTGCGCGCGCTTCCGCATGCGTCGCAGATATCCCGGGCTCAGCTGCTCCTGCAGGTCATGGAACACCATGTGGTCGGTGGCGCCACGCAGATACCACAGGTTGATGAAGGGGGTGTTCCCTTTCACGAACCGCAGCGACTCGGCGCCCAGGTCGTCCAGCTTGTCGTCGGCCTTGTTCTCGTCGGCGATCGCCCAGCCAGCACCCTTGCGCGCGATGCTGAAGCCATCCATCGCGGTGCCGAACACCGGCCCGAGCATCGAGGTCCAGTTGGCCTGGCCACCGCGGTTATCGCCGCCCATGCCGGTGTAGAGAATGTCGCCGAAGATGCCGAGCCCACCGCCCTGCGCCGCCGCCGCGAGCCAGAATTTCCCGGTAGTCATGTCGCGCGGGTCCTTGCCGTCGCGCAGATCCTTCAGCTGCAGCGCTACGGCACCGAACAGCTGCAGGCTCGTCAGCATCGCCGCGCTGTATGCGACCTTGCCCTGTGTGGTCGGGATGTTGCGCAGCCGGCGCAAGTGCTTGTCCACGATCGCCAGCGGGAAGGACTTGAACAGCATCAGCGAGCGCAGCACCTCGCCGCCCCAGGTGCCGGCCTTGGTGCCCTGCTGCAGGCTCGCGCGGGTGGTCAGGTCCGGCGCCAGGATCGCGGTGCGGGCCTCGCTGTCCAGGTAGCCCAGCAGTCGAGCGGTTGCGCGGTTCAGATCCGCCTCGCTGGCGTCGACGGCGCGAATGCCGTCCTTGGTCAGCATGCCGTCCTGTGCCGGCGCCTGCTGCCAGATCTTCCAGTCCGATTCGGTGACGCCTGCCGATTCCATCCGGCGGCGGCCGGCTTCGTCGAGCGCGTTCCAATCTGTGGACCGGTGCCGCTCGAGGGCGCGCGAAAGGGTCAGTGCGTAGCCGCGGCGCAGGCTGTTGGTCCAGCCTTCAACGAGGGTCAGCTTCATGGTGCTGTTGGCCAGCTTCGCGGACCAGCCCTGTGCGAGGTTGTCCTGGTGCCAGCGGGTCATCTCGCCGGCGATCTCGTCCATGCCGATGGCCAGGTCGTGCGCCAGCTCGCGCTTTCCCTTGCCGAAGCCGCGGAACACCGACTTCATGGCCTCTCCCATCGGCACGCCGGCGGAGCGGGCAACCAGCACCTGTAGCGGCGCATCAGTTATCGAGGACAGCATCACGCTCTGCAGCTTCGCCGCCACGGTGAAGTTACGCACGCCCTGGAAGAACTGCGCCATCGCCGGACTCACTGGCTGCGCGGTGGTCCCGCTGAGGGTGTCCCAGGTCATGTCGAGGGTTGCGAACTCGTGCCACGCCGCGCGGGCGCCGGTCACGTTGTCGGCCTTCTCGGCGGTGTCCTTCAGCAGGCGATAGGTGCTGTTCGGGTTGGCGCCGAACTCTTCCATCAGGCCGATGTTCTTCGCCATAGCGCCGACGTGGCCCAGGATCGCGTCCATCATCGAGCCGCGGCCGAAATCGGCCAGGTAGTCCAGATGACTGTCGGCGTCCTTGAAGTGCAGCACGCGGTGGGCATCGTCGAACCGGCTGGCGCGCGATCCTTGCCCAGCAGCACCAGGCACGCGCTTGTTGCGGCCCTCGGTGGCAATCGTGTCGTATGCCTTACGCAGCAGGTCCAGCACCTCGGCATCGCCCATGGCCTCGCCGTCCTCGCGCAGGTACTGCTCGCGGCGCAGGCGCGGGAACACGTAATCGACCCATGCATCCTTGCCAGCCGTGGCGATGCGGCCCACATCGTGGGGCTGCGGCAGATAGCCATAGTCGAGCCGGCCAATGTCGGTACCGGCGGCGTTCGAGCGCAGCCGCATGTCCTCGAGCGCGGCAATGTAGGTGGCCGCGGCCTTGGCCATCTTCGGGTCGCTGGTGTCACCGTCGACCACTGCGCGGGCGAAGGCGCGCACTGAGTTGGGGTCGTGCATCAAGCCCAGGAACTTCGGTTCCACGGCCTGGACGGCGTCAACCAGCTCTGACAGGTACTCATTGCGAACGCCCGAAACGTAGTCGTCAGCCTGGCGCATGCGCTCGAACAGCGCGGAGTGATGTGGGTTCTTCGCTCCCTGCGCGGCCAGCTGCGCCGCACGGGCGGCCTGCCTTTCCGTCTCCCGCACCTGCGCCGTGAGGCGCGATGCACGGCGGTACGCTGCCTTCTCGGCATCGGCGATGGCCTCAGCCTGTGCGGCTTCGGCGGCACGTTGCAGGCGCTGCTCGTGCGGCAGGGTGCGCCACTGGTCGTCGGTACGCGCCAGTTGGCGCATGTGCCTGGCCAGATCCGTCTCGATCCGGCTCACTTCGGTGGTGGTGGGCTCGCGGCCAATGGCGGCGGCCACTTCTTGAACGCATGCAGGCTGCATCATCCCCTCCGCAGGAAGCAGTTGACGGCCGCCTGGAAGGCGGTTGCATCGGTGGTGGCTCGGGCCAGATCGGCCTCGATATCGGCGACCTCGTCAGCGACAGTGCGGTGCACGGCGCTGCCGTCGGCATCGGCGCCAACTACGATCGAGGCATCAGGGTTTTGCGCCGCCAGCTGTCGGGCGGCGTCAAGGGGCGTTTCGGGAGCGGGGCTTACTTCGTCGCGGCTGCCGGCTTCTCGGCCAAGCGAGCCTTGCGCGCCGCCTTGGCGTCGGCCATTTCCTGCCAGATCTCGCCCCAGCGCTGCTGGTGCGCCGCGTCCAGGGCCGCCGAATCCTCGATAGAGGTCTTCTGCGAGTCCGCCGGCACGGGCTTGGTCGAGGGCGTCTTGGAGGCTGCCATGGAGACTATCTTCCTCCACTCGGGGGAGGCTTGCAAGATCGGCCATTTTCTGCTGACCCTTGCCGCCGCTGTTGTCGATGACGTCGATGTTGACCCGGGGGTCATCCGCATAACGGGCGGCCAGGGCCTCGATGGTCGGGCGCACCCCAGCATGCGTGCGGGCATGCTCCCGCAGCGGCACAGTGCGGCCGGTGCCGAAGCGCTCAACCTGACGCTGGGCACGCGGGATTGCGCCATTGGTCAGCGCATCCACCGGATCCCGGTACACATAGACGATATCGACGTCCCGGCCTGCGGCCAGCGCCTGCTCGATCTTTTCCACGGCCGAACTGAGAGTGTTCATGTTCGTGTCGTAGATGATTTCTGGCCGGCCGCCCACCTCGCCGCGGGCCTTCAGGGCAGACGTCTTGCCCGCGCCGGTGCCTCCAGCGGTGAACAACACCGTCGAATCGAAGCCCTCCGGGGTCGGCTGGGCCAGCTTCTGCTCGTACAGCAGCTTGATGGTGTCGCTGGCCGCCTCGTGCACGTCCGCGCTGCGGGTGCGGTCGGCCAGGTACTCCGGGGACAGCTCGCGGGCGGTGTCGGTGTTCAGCACCCGGCCGCCGTCGGACTCTTCCAGGGCCGCGTATTCGCGGAGCAGCTTGTCCGGGTCCGTCACCAGTCGCTCGCGCAGGGCCTGCCCGGCCGGGTTGGTGTCGACCAGCCCACCGTCCGGCAGCACGCCGGCGCGCTTGGCGCGCTGGTTCCAGTTGGCAATTGCCTCGTCCTTGGTCAGGCCCCGCAGGTAGGGATTGGCCTCGAGCTGCCCACGGCTCAGGATCCGCTCCATGGGGGTGGCACCGTCGGAGCGGGCGAAGCGCCGTCCACCGGCCAAGCCGAAGTGATGCGCGGCGTACAGGGTGTAGGCGTCGACTGGCAGCCCCTCGGCCTGCAATCCCGCAGCGTTCTCCGCATCGAGCGCCGCCACCATTTCCGCCGAGCGCGCCGGATCCGTTCGCATCGCCAGCAGCTTCGCGTCGTCCAGTCCCTGCGCCCATTCCGGCTTGGTCTTGGCCACCATTCGGCGCCAAGTGCCGGCGGTGAACTGATCGATGCCCAGCGCGGTGGATTCCGGGTTGCGCGCATCAGCACGGCCGCCTGACTCGAGCGCGCGGCGGAAGGCCGGGTAACCCGACAGCGCCGCAACCGGGGCCGCTGCCTGATCTGCCAGCGGCAGCAGGAAGTCCGACGCCCGGATCGTGTCGACCACATTCACCGGCTCGCCGCGCGCCAGCTGCTCGAGTGCGTCCTGCAGCGCGTCCTGGCCCCGGATAGCCGCGCCCTCGTCTGCCACCAGCGGGTCGGTGGCAGTGCGCTGGAAGCGATCGGCGTTGCGTGCGGTCAGCAGCGCATCGCGCTGATCGAGCGGGACGCGCGGGGCCATGGCATGGGCGAGCGCACCGAATGCCACACCGGTCAGCAGGTCGACCATGCGCGCCTCCGCATCGAGCGGATCGAAGGCTTTGGCCTGTTCGTCGTTGCCGCCGGCCTTCAGCGCCGCGTACTGCGCGCCGGACATGCCCGCTCCCAGCAGCAGGTTGCCGGCCGCACCGGTAGCCAGCCGCTGGGTGAGCGTTGATCCGAACGCTGCCGGCAGCTTGAACCCTGCCAGCGTGCCCACCGAACCGGCCAGGCCAACCGCCTGTGCAGTGCCTGCGCCGACACCCTGTTTGACCAGTGACGCCGGCCGCTCGAGGCCTTCATTCGCAGCCAGCAGTGCTGGATTGCCGCCAGCCGCTGCCAGCGGCAGCACGATCTCGGCCAGTCCACCCAGCACGCGCCCCGCGGTGCCGGTTTCGGTGGGGTCTGGCGTCCATGCATCGACTGCACGCTGTCCGATCCCCTCCACCACGTCGGCGAAGTAGGCATCCTGCCCAGCGGTGGTGGCGCCGCGCGCCGGGTTGGCCACGCCCTGCGCCTGCAGGAAGTCGGCCACGTCGTCGGTCATGAAGGACGAAAGGTAGTCGTCACGGGCCACGACCGGCACGGCGCCGGCGGTCAGCACAGCGGCACCGGTTCGGGCACCGCCGCGCATGGTGCCGCTGAAAACGGACGAACCCAGGCCTTCGAAGAACCCGGGCTTCATCTTCGACAGGTCCAGGGGATTGGCCACCGCCTGTTCGTCGAGCTGCTTGCGGCCCTGCTCGTCCAGATCGAAAACGCTCATCGGCCGCTCCCGGTGATGGTGATGGTCAGGGGCTTGCCGTCCTTGACCCCGGGTCACGTAGTAGGTGCGTTCGCTCTGCTGCCGCAGGCCGTACTTGCTGAAACCCCCAACCACGGCATCAGGCAGGCCAGCTGCCGTTGCTGCGGTGGTGAATGCCTGCTCCGCCTGGTCCTCGAAGGTGTCCGAGCCCATGCCCCACGGCGCCAGCACCTCACCCCGCCCGTTGACGTCGACGACCTCCCCGAGCGATGCCGTGATCGCCTTCTTCATGCGATCGCTGTTGACCTCGGCCGAGTGATCACCGTCGGCTGCCGACTGACCGGTGTAGAACGCGCGCACGGCCTGCATGGCCAGGTCCGCAGCACCAGGTCGGCCAGCAAACAGCGCGCCCGTGTCGCGGGTGAACTGATCTCGGAACTCCTTTTCCGGCGGCAGCGGGAACTTGGAATCGCCCTTGCCCTGCAACAGGCGGTTTCCCTCGAGCATGGTGGCGGCTACGTCCCGGCCGTTGGCCGCCTCGTCCGCCTTGAACATGTGCTTCTGCAGCGTCACCTGCGCGCGCTCGCGCGTGGCCAGCATGCCGGCATAGGCGACCACCGGCTGTTCCGGTGCCAGCTGCTTCATGGCGGCGTTGAAAACCTTGTCATCCATCGTCGCCGTGCGCAGCTGCGACAGCATTTCTGCCTGCTGCCGGCTCGTCCCCTGCTTCAGCTGCTCACCGAGCGCCTGCACCTCCTGCGGCAGCAACACAGCCATCTGCACCTGCGTGCCGTAGCGCTTACGCATGCCATCGATCGTGGCCGCGCGGTTCTGCAGTTGCGCGCCCACCTCCCACGCATCGGCCGGGTTGGCCAGCGCAGCCAGGTTCAGGGGTTCCACATCCCCGCCCTCGCGCGAGGCATTGAACAGCAGCGGCGCCTCGTCCAGCTGCTTCTGCGCCGCCTCGATCGCCGAGCGGGTGCGCGCAAGGTTCTCTTTGCGTTGCACGGTGCCGCCGGCGGTGGCCAGTTCGGCCTCGGCCTTCTGCAGATAGGTCTGCTGCTGGGCCGTCGGCATGCGCAGCACCTTCTGGACTTCCTTTTCCTCGGCCACGCGCTGGTCGAACTCGGCGCGCACGTCCGGGCTGGCGCCCTTCATCGAATCGGCCCAGGCCGTCCACATTTCCGGCGTGGCCGGTACGGCGCTGGCGATCTGGCGATCGATCTGCCCCAGCACGCGCTGCGCCTTCGCGTCGATGCGGTCGGCAGCACGCTCGGCCCGGTCCACCAGCGTCTGCTGCCGGGTCATCACCTGCGACAGCAGCGCATTGCGCTTCTCGGGGTCCAGCTTGTCGGCATAGAACCCGTCGCTGCTGGACAGGTCCGTTTCCAGAGTCTTCAACCCAGCCGGATCCTCGCGGTTGAAGATTGCCCGCTGGGTAGCCTGCGACGTCCAGGTGCGGTCGTAGAAGTCCTGCAGCGCCTTACCCACTGCCGCATCGCTTAGACCTGCCTGCTTGGCCAGTGGCGCGAATGCTGCTGCGCGCTGGTTGACCGCCGCGATATCGGCGCCGGGCATGCCAGCGATCTTGCCAAGCTTGTCCAGGGCAGCGTCGAACTGCCCGCGGAAATCTGCGCGCTTGGCCGTGCGCGCCACACGATCGACGCCAAGCTGACCGGCGGTCACCGTGCGCTGCAGGCCGCGGTCGTAGGCCAGCTGCAAATCGGGGGTGAGCCCGGCAACGGCCGGCTTTTCGATCTTGCCGACGGCTTCCTGGTAGCGGCTGGGCGCTTCGGCATACGGCACCGTGCCGGTGGCCACGTCGTCCTCGAGCTTG